CATAGGCAGACTATCAAGGGCGCCAAAGCGTGGGCGTCAACATTGGCGAAGAGATTTTCGAGCAGTGGTGTGAGCGCACCGGCTGGAATTGCACGCGCCTGGGCTTTGATGAAAAGTTCGCCAATGTCGGCGCGTTCTACAACTTGAACCCCGTGCTTCGCAACATGCCGGACTATGTGATCCAGCGCGACGATCGAACCTTCGCTGTGAATGTGAAGGGCACGCCCAACATCAAAGAAAAAGAGCGCCTGCTGTTGCCTCAGTTGATCGAAGCGTATTCATCGGAGAAGGCACCACTGATCTACATCTTTTGCATTCGCGGTGACCGCATCAGGTTTGCAGAAGCAGAGCACATCATTGAACTGTATGACATCGAGTCAGACAAGCAGTGGCACGACGGCGTGGTGTATCGCACGATCAGGCTGGAGTATGTGAGATGAACATTGGCCACCTGCTCATGACAATTGGCGAGATGATGATCGGCGCCGGAGTGTTTGCTGGCATGCTGTGCCTGGCAATTTATTTTTACCTTGGAGATGACGAATGAAATTTGCACGAGTGTTTGATGTGGCCCGCTATGGCCAGATCGTGATGATCAAAAAACAAAGCGACGAGGGTGCGCCTGAGTTGCGATTCTTTTGCCAGCCTGAAGGCTACGGCGTGTGCTCATTTGCCATTGGCTGGAACGATGACGAGCACGCAGAGCAGAAACTCGACACAGCATTTGAACGCATGGTGATGCGCGAGGCCATTGAGATCTGCGACGGCTACTTCAAACACATGGCCGCATCGGCCCAGCGCCATTGAGCCGCGAGAAGTACGAGATCGATGTCACGCTCCACGATGGGCGTGTCGTTGGCTCGTGGTCACGCGAGTGGCTGGTGGAGTGTGAGGCGCAACACCTGCTGAAGATGCCGCTCGCAAAGCGCAGGCACGAACTCGACGAGCGTGTCAAAAAGCGCGGCGCCAAATCCGTCGATGAACTCAAGGCCGTGATGTCCTCGATCCACGCAAAGAGAAAAACATGACAGCATTACAACAAGCAAAACGCATTCTCGACATGACGCGAGATGGATGGAACATAAGCCCACAACGAGTAAATTGGGCGCTCGAAATTACCGGCGACATCGTTGCAGAAAATTCAATGATGATGCAAAATCATCACGGTGCAATTCCGCACGACACAGGAGATGATCATGGGATACGGCAAAGACAAAGGCAAGAAACCTCCGAAGCGTTAAGCAGTGCCTGATGAGTTGAGATGAAGGGAAAAAGGCGCGTGCATTTCGTGGCAGTCAATGAGCAGGGATACCGAATAGGGGCGTCCCACCACAATGCCCGCCTTCCGGATGATGTGATCGACAAGATCCGCGACATGCACGAGGACAACGCAGTCGGGTATCGCAAGTTGGCCAAGATCTTCAACATCCCACTCAGCACCATCAAAAAAATTTGCAAGTACGAGCGACGAGCGCAAACCCCTGACAGATGGAAAAAGGTCATCGATGACAGCGAAGACAAGTAAGCGACCACCAGGCAGGCCACCAGAGCCAGTGCCGCAGGACAAGGCCGACGCGATCTGTGAGTGGATCGCTCAAGGTCAAAACCCTGCGTCAATGGTGCCGTGAAAACGGCGTCCATTACTCGACCGTGTATCTTTGGATGGGGAAAGACAAGGAGTTTGCTCAACGCTTCGCGGAGGCGCGTGAGATTGGCCATGACTGCATTGCCGACGATGCGCTCGAGATCATCGACACCGAGCCGGTGATGACTGGCGGCGACAATCCGAAGTACGACAGCGCCCATGTGGCCTGGCTTCGCAACCGCGCAGAGTACCGGCTCAAGTTGCTGGCCAAGTGGAACCCGAAGAAGTACGGCGACCGCACGACCCTGGCCGGTGACCCTGACAGCCCGCTGATGGAGCCGCTGGACGATACCCAGCGTGCGGCCAAACTCCAGGCCATCCTGGCCACGGCCCAGGCGCGAAAGGCCAAGAATGGCGGCGGCGTTTGACCCGGCTCTGCTGGCGTATCTGACTGACGAGGAACGCGCAGAACTCGACTCCCTGCTGACCAGCGACAAGACGGTCTGGCGCCCACTGCCGGGGCCGCAGACAATGGCCTACGAGAGCGAGGCCGACATCATTGGCTACGGCGGTGCGGCGGGTGGCGGTAAGACCGACCTGGCCTGCGGCAAGAGCCTCACGCGCCATCGCAAGATCGGCATCTTCCGATTGAACGGCACCGAGTTGACCGGCGTGCTGGACCGCATCACCGAATTGCTTGGTGGCCGCAATGGATACAACGGCAAGGACAACATCTGGCGCACCAGGCGAGCCGACGGCGTGCAGATCCAGGTCGAGTTCGGATCATTCCCAAACCCAGACGATGAGAAGAAATACCAAGGCCGACCGCATGACCTATTGGTCTTTGACGAAGCGGCCAACATGCGCGAGTCAGCCGTGCGCTTCCTGTTGGGCTGGTTGCGTACGACCGTGCCTGGCCAGAAGTGCCAGGCCTTGCTGACCTTCAACCCACCAACAACAGCCGAGGGTCGCTGGATCATCCAGTTCTTTGCGCCCTGGCTGGACAAGAAACACCCGAACCCGGCAGAGCCTGGCGAGTTGCGATGGTTTGCGACCGTCGACGGCAAGGATGTCGAGGTCGAATCGGGCGAGCCATTCGAGCACAACGGCGAACTGATCACGCCGCTGTCCCGCACCTTCATCCCGTCGAGGATCAGCGACAACCCTTACCTCATGGGGACAGGCTACATGGCACAACTGCAATCACTACCCGAGCCACTGCGCTCACAGATGCTCTACGGCGACTTCCAGGCAGGCATGGAGGACGATCCTTGGCAAGTCATACCCACGGCCTGGGCAGAGGCCGCAATGGCCCGCTGGAAGCGTCCTGACAAACTCCTGCCCATGGACAGCCTGGGCGTCGATGTGGCCCGAGGCGGCAAGGACAACACGATCCTGGCCAGACGCCATGGCATGTGGTTCGATGAGCCGCTGGCTTACCCTGGCACGGCCACACCCGACGGGCCGACGATCGCTGGCCTGGTGGTGTCGGCCATCCGCGACCGGGCGCCCATCCACATCGATGTGATCGGCGTCGGCTCCAGCCCGTACGACTTCCTCAACGAGATGGGCCAGCAGGTGCTGGGCGTCAATGTGGCCGAGGCCGCGCTGGGCATGGACAAGAGCGGGCGCCTGCGGTTCAAGAACCAGCGATCCGAACTGTGGTGGCGCATGCGCGAGGCGCTGGACCCAGCCAACAACACCGGCATCGCGTTGCCACCAGATCAACGCCTGCTGGCCGACCTGTGCGCACCGACCTGGAAACTGGTGGGCCAGACCGTGGCCGTGGCCAGCCGCGAGGAGATCCTCGAGAAGATCGGGCGCTCGCCGGACTACGCATCGGCCTACTGCCTGGCGTTGATGGACACGCCTAAGCGGTCGATCATGCAGGAACTGGGCGCCTACAAGCGAAGCAAGGAGCACGACCCCTATGCGCACCTTTGAACGACTGGCCACTGGCCTGGATGTCGAGCCGATCCGCGCCAGGCTCGAGGAGATGCCGCACCTGTGGGGCGAGATCACTGCACGCCAGGAGTACACAGGCACAGCGCACGCGGACACCGAATGCATCTACCCGCGTGGCCCGTACAAGTTCACTCCCTGGTACTACATGTTTGACATCGGCGCGTACGACTACCCAGTGATGGACACGCTGGCCGATGTGCTGGTGCCAGCCCTGCGCCCATTGTTGAAAGATGTGCTTAAGGTCGAGAAGTTGGGCCGCGTGCTCATCGTCAAACTCAAGCCTGGTGGCGTGGTCACGCCGCACATCGATGAGGGCACCTATGCCGACCACTATGCCCGCTTCCATGTGGCAGTGACCGGCACAGACAAGGCGACGCTGACGGCTGGGCCAAACACTCAGCACTTCGCGCCAGGCGAGGCATGGTGGTTCGACCACAAGGTCACGCACTCAGCACGCAACGACGGCGATACCGACCGCATTCACATCATCATCGACGCGGTCACGCCGCGTTTTCCGATGCGCCAGGTACCCGTATCCGATAATTCAGCCACTACTGTGGCGTCAATAGTGGGGAACCCATGACTGAAATCCGACCTTCCAATGTCGACGAGATGCTGGCCAATGCTGGCGAACTGTTCGCCGAACACTGGGAAGAGATCGCCCTGAACAAGCAGGTGATGGTGCTCAAGCCCGACGAGCAGAAGTACCGAACCCTGGAGGCCAACGGCATGCTGTTGATCCTCGGCGCGTTTGAGGGCGACAGGATCGTGGGGTATTCGGTGAATGTTGTGACCAACCATCCGCATTACGCTGACCTCGTAACATGTAGCAACGACTTGCTCTTCGTGACTGAAGACAAGAGGTGTGGCCGACTTGGACTGCGACTGATCCGCGAGACGGAACAGGCCGCAAAAGAGCGCGGCGCCCGTCTGATGCTGTGGCATGCCAAGACTGGCACGCCGCTGGAGAAGATGATGCCTCGACTCGGTTATGGCGTGCAGGACATCATCTTCAGTATTCAGATCTGAAAGGAGATCATCATGGGTGTAGCGGCAGTGATTGGAGCGGCGGCGGCAGGTGGCGCGTCAGCCCTTGGAGCAACGGCCCTTGTGGCCGCAGGTGCTGGTGCTGTGGCGGCGGCAACGACCGCGCAGTACAAGCAGGGCCAGGAAGGGCAAAAGATCCAGAAGGCTGGACTTGAGCAACAGAAGGTCGTGCAACAGCAACAGGTTGAAATGGCCACGCAACAGCAGGCCACTGCTCAACAGAACATCAACCGTGCAAACCAGAAGCGTCCCGACACGCAAGCCATCCTGGCTGATACCCAGGCGGCGGCAGGCGGCGGCGCAGGCGGCACTATGCTGACAGGCCCGCAGGGTGTAGACCCACAGCAACTGGCACTCGGCAGAAACACACTTCTCGGCGGTTAAACCATGAGTCAATTCCCCAGCGACGCACAGTCGTATCCCAACGCCCCGACGCGGGACAAACTGTTCACGCGCTGGGGTCAACTCAAGTCTGAGCGTGCATCCTGGTGGGCGCACTGGCAAGAGATCACGACCTACTTGCTACCGCGCAATGGTCGCTACTTTGTCCAGGACCGCGACAAGGGCTGGCGCAGGCACAACAACATCTACGACAACACCGGCACCCGCGCATTGCGCGTGCTTGGCGCTGGCATGATGGCTGGTGCCACATCGCCTGCACGCCCGTGGTTCCGTTTGTCGACGGCAGACCCTGAACTCAACAAGTACCAGCCGGTCAAGGTGTGGCTCGACGATACGACGCGCCGCATGCAAACCGTCTTCCAGCGGTCGAACACTTACCGCTCACTGCACTCGATGTACGAAGAACTCGGCGCATTCGGCACTGATGTGTCGATCATCCTGCCGGACTTCAACAACATCATTCACCACTACACCCTGACATGCGGCGAGTATTGCATCGCCACGAATTACCAGGGCCAGGTCGACACCGTCTATCGCGAATACGAGAAGACTGTAGCCGAGGTGGTGCAAGAGTTTGGGCGCGAGAACTGCTCGACCACTGTGCGCAACATGTACGACCGTGGATCGTTCGACCAGTGGGTGCCCATCATCCATGCGATCGAACCGCGTGCATTGCGCGACACTCGCAAGCGCGACAACCTCAACATGCCGTATGCGTCGTACCACTTTGAGGTGGGTGGCGACAACAACAAGTTCTTGCGCGAGTCTGGCTTCAAGGTATTTCCTGCCGTGGCCCCGCGCTGGCAAACGACTGGCGGCGACATCTACGGCAACAGCCCTGGCATGGAGGCGCTCGGCGATGTCAAGCAACTCCAGCATGAGCAATTGCGCAAGGCCCAGGCCATCGACTACCAGGTGCGGCCACCGCTTCAAGTGCCGACCTCGATGAAGAACCGCGATGTCGAGACTCTGCCTGGCGGCGTTTCGTTTGTCGATGCGAACTCACCGAGCGGCGGCATCAAGTCTGCGTTCGAGGTCAACCTCAACTTGCAGTACCTGCTCAACGACATCATGGACTGCCGCGAGCGCATCCGTGGCGCGTTCTATGCCGACCTGTTCTTGATGTTGGCCAACGCAACCGACACTCGCATGACTGCGACCGAGGTGGCCGAGCGTCACGAAGAGAAACTGCTCATGCTTGGCCCCGTGCTCGAGCGCCTGCACAACGAACTGCTGTCCCCATTGATCGACATGACCTTCACTCGCATGGTCGAGGCCGGTGTGCTATTGCCACCTCCGCCCGAACTGCAAGGCATGGAACTGTCGGTCGAGTTTGTATCGATGCTGGCCCAGGCACAGCGTGCGATCGGCACCAACAGCGTCGACCGCTTTGTCGGCAACCTGGGTGTGGTCGCAGGCATGAAGCCCGAGGTGCTCGACAAGTTCAACGGCGACGCATGGGTCGATGCTTACTCTGACATGCTGGGTGTCGATCCCAACATGATCGTGGCTGGTGACCAGGTCGCAATGCTTCGCGATCAGCGCAACCAAGCAATGGCCGCGAAAGAGCAAATGGCCGCAATGCAACAGCAAGCGGCAACGGCCAAGGATCTGGCGGCGGCGAAGACCGTCGAACCCAGCGCCTTGACCAATGTGATCGACATGTATTCCGGCTACAACACACCCTGAAAGGACTGACAAATGGCACTGATCAATATGCAAAAACCAGCCGAGCGCGAAGAGATGCCTGGCGAAATCGAGATGGACGAGCCGCGCTACCCGTACGGCTTGTGCATCAGCCTGGGCAAAGACGAACTCGAGAAACTTGGCATCACCGCTTTGCCGAAGGTCGGCACCGAGATGATGATCATGGCCAAGGCCTATGTGAAGATGACGCGTGCGTACGAGACGCAAGGCGAAGGCGAAGACATGGGCATCGAGTTGCAGATCACCGACATGGAGATCCAAGGCAACCAGCAACAGCGCAACGCTGAAGCATCGACCATGCTCTACGGCTCTGGCGAGTAATCATGCCAGCCAAGTCTGAGAAACAGGCCCGCTTCATGCAGGCCGTGGCCCACAGCAAGACTTCCGCGACTCAGCCGCCGAGAAGTTGTACGGCAAAGACAAGAAGGGGAAAAAATAATGGCACGCCAACGGTACCAGGGCGCACCCTGGCTATATGACGAAGTGACCGGCGACATCGTCGGCGTCAAAGATCCTGACGGGTCTGAGTTTTACTTCCAGCGTGCCAGCAACCACGGCTTGTTTTATGACCTGGCAGACCAGTCGGATGGCATTAACACCGCAAACCCTATTCGATTCAACACACCAGTGATTGAGCAGGGCATTCGAATGGTTGACACCAACAAGATCACTTTTGATCGTGGCGGCAAGTTCAAGTTCACCTTGACTGCACAAATCGAAAACGCAGACAACCAGGCCCACAACTTCTGGATGTGGGGTCGGATCAACGGCGTTGACATTCCCAACAGCCTTACCCGATTCAGCGTCCCATCAAGCCATGGCGGTTTGCCTGGCGCATTGGTGGCAGAGCGCAGTTACTTTGGGCCAATCGATGCTGGCCAGTATGTTCAGGTGATGTGGATGACTGACAATGCCCAGGTTGCATTCCATTACCAGGCGGCGACCACATCCCCAGAGCGTCCAGCAATGCCATCTGTGTACCTGTCAGTGCATGAAGTTGCGGCATGACGGTACCCGTATCCAGATGTGCCGTAAGTAGATTGGCGCCATGAGCAAAGAATTTGACCCGATCGATCTCAAAGGGCAGGAACGCGCCAAAGCCGAAAGGGAAGTGCGCGAGAAGATCGCCAAAGAGAACGAAGAGGCAGACCTCAAGTGGCTCATGGGTAGCAAGAGGGGGCGCCGTGTAGTGTGGCGTCTTCTGGATCAGTCGGGCGTGTTCCGTCTGTCGTTCAATACCAACTCGATGCAAATGGCATTCGCAGAAGGTAACAGGAACTTCGGGCTTCGCATGCTTTCGATGGTTCACGCTCTCTGCCCTGAGTTGTATCCACAAATGGTAAAGGAGCAATCCAATGACAGAATCGCTGATGACGGATCAAGCCGCAACGACCACTGAAGGCACGCCCGCATCGCAAGACGCCTCGAGCACGCAACCGACGGGTGGCGAGCAACAGGCATCACAACAACAGGCTGACGGTACGCAGAACCAGCAGGCTGGCCAGGATGGTCAGGACGCTGGCAATACCACAGGCGACAAGGCCGGTGAACCCGCAAAGCAGGGAGCACCGGAAGCGTACGAGTTCAAGGCTATAGAAGGCCAAGAGTTCGACCCCGAGGTGATGAAGTCATTCTCGGAAATCGCCAAGGAATTGGATCTGCCGCAAGACGCCGCGCAGAAGGTGCTGGACAAAGTCGCCCCAAAGATCTTGGAGCGTCAGATGCAGGCACTTGAAAATGTGCGCAACGAGTGGGCTGAGTCCGCTCGCACCGACAAGGAGTTCGGGGGTGACAAACTCAACGATAACCTGGTCGTGGCGAAGAAGGCACTCGACTCGTTCGGTACGCCAGAACTGCGCAAGTTGTTGAACGAGTCTGGCCTGGGCAATCACCCGGAGATGATCCGATTGATGTACAGGGCAGGCAAAGCAATCAGTGAGGACCGCTTTGTCGGCGGCACTCGAGGCGGTCAGAAATCTGGCCCCAAGGGTTTCAACGACTTGGCATCCGCGCTCTATTCAAATCAGCAAACTTAATAGGAGTCCATCATGGCTACTTTGTCGAACAACTCTCTCACCCTGGCCGATTGGGCCAAACGCGTCGACCCGGACGGTCGAGTTCCCGTCGTTGCCGAACTGCTTTCGCAGAGCAACGAGATCCTCGAAGACTGCGTGTTCAAGGAAGGCAACCTGCCTACCGGCGAACGCGTTGTTATTCGTACTGGTCTGCCCACTGTCTACTGGCGTGCGCTGAACCAAGGTATCCCGTCGAGCAAATCGACCACTGCACAAGTGGACGAGGCTTGCGGCATCTTGGAAGCCCGCTCTGAAGTGGACAAAGACTTGGCCATGCTGAACGGCAACACCGCTCAGTTCCGCCTGTCTGAAGACACCGCCTTCCTCGAGGCGATGAACCAAACCCAAGCAACGACTCTGTTCTACGGCAACCCTGGCGTTGACCCGAAGCAGTTCCTCGGCTTGGCCGCTCGCTACAGCGACAGCACTGCCGCCAACGGTCAGAACATTCTGAAGGCTGGTGGTTCTGGCTCTGACAACACCTCGATCTACCTCGTGGTGTGGGGCGACAACACTGTGTACTGCCCGTTCCCGAAGGGTTCCAAGGCTGGTCTGATTCATGAAGACCTCGGCGAGCAAACCGTCTACAACAGCGACGGCACTCGCATGCAAGCCCTGGCTACTCGTTACCAGTGGAAGAATGGTCTGGTCGTGAAAGACTGGCGTTATGTCGTGCGCATCGCAAACATCGATGTGTCCGACCTGATCGCTCAGACTGGCACCCAGGCTCCTAGCGCCGCAACCGCGATCATCAAACTGATGGCTCGTGCTCTGTACCGCATCCCCAACATGGCCATGGGTCGTGCCGCGTTCTACATGAACCGCACTGTCCACTCTGGTCTGTCGATCGCGGCATTGGACAAGAGCCAGTATGTGCTGAAGATCAACGAAGGCTTGAGCCAGTTCGGTATGCCTTACTCTTGGCTGTCCTTCCTGGGCGTTCCGCTCCGTCGTGTTGATGCTCTGCTCAACACTGAAGCGGCCATTTCTTAATTGGTCAACTTAACCCTGAAAGGATCAAACCATGATTACCGATAAATTGCTCCGCGTCTCTGACGCTCAGGCCGTAACCACCACCGCTGTGTCGACTGATACTGTCGACCTGTCTGTCGCTCGCGACATGGGTGAAGGCCAAGACCTGTTCATGAACTTCGCTGTGACCGAAGCCTTCGCTGGTGGTACCTCTACCAACTTCGAAGTGATCATCGCTGACAACGCCGCTCTGTCGAGCAATGTCGAGGTGATTGGCGCTTCCGGCGCGATCGTGACTGCTAGTCTTCCGCTCGGCACCAATGTTGCCGTGCGTTTGAACCCGCTGATCGGCTCGCTCGGCAAGCGTTACCTCGGCGCTCGCTACACTGTGTCTGGCACGAACTCGGCTGGTAAAGTTACCGCCGACATCGTGATGGATGTTCAGGACGGCAAGAAGTTCTACGCTTCTGGCTTCGCTGTGGTCTGATAAGGAGAATTGCACATGCCTAAATACCGAGTAATCGCGCCCTGCTTTGTCAACAACGGTCTTCGCAACGATGGCGACATCGTTGACTATGACGGCCCTCCTGGTGCCGCTCTTGTGCCTGTTGACGATGAAGGCAATGAGGTCAAGGCTGACGCTTCTGACAAAAAGAAGTGGACGCCGAAGGCCAAGCGCGAGTCGGTCGAAGGCTCCGTGTAATCCTTCCTGATTGGAAGCCGTAAGTCACGGGGGGCCGTTGGGAAACCACGGTCCCCTTTTTACATTTAGGAGGCCATGATGGCATCAGTTGTCGACATCTGTAACCTTGCGCTGGCGCACCTCGGCGACAACGCCACCATCGCAAGCATTGACCCACCCGAGGGATCTGCTCAGGCAGAACACTGCCAACGCTTTTATCCCATTGCACGAGACACTCTGCTCGAGATGCACAGTTGGTCCTTTGCGACCAAACGCGCATACGGCGCCGAAGTTGAAAACACATGGCCAATGTGGCAATACGCGTATGCCATGCCTGGTGATGCATCTGACATCATTGCCGTGTTGCCGCCAGAGGCCCGCGATGATTACAGCACCAACTTCACACCTGAAACCTACCCGGACTTCTACACCAACTATTCGCCCTCTGTGGCCGCTGGCCAGTATGTGCCGCAGAAGTTTGCAGTCGAGGTTGCCGCTGATGGGTCTGAGATTATTCTGACCAATCAAAAGCAGGCTGTTCTGCGTTATCACGCAAGAATTTCTGACCCGACAAAGTTCTCTCCTCTGTTCACAATCACACTGTCGTTTCACCTGGCCTCGATGCTGGCTGTCCCAGTGATTAACGGTTATCAGGGCGCCGCCGACACCAAGCACGACAGAGCAAGACCTCAGCGTCACATGTCCAAAGCCATGAGGCGCGACGCCACACCAACCAACGAGTACCCAGACAAGACAG